GGTGGTGGTTCTGCATCCGGTGGTAATTGGGTTATAACAAACGGAACATATACAATAACACCCACAACTAATACAGCGTACACATTTGTTGCTTGTTTGTCTTATACTACTGCGCCTAGTAATGATGAAGTATTGGTAAAATTAGATAATGGTACACATAAGGTAGAAGTAAAAGGTACAGGAAACGGTACATCACTTAAATTAGTAGGTGCTACGACACTTACAGTAAGTAATTTAGATTTACTTTTAACAGAAAACAATCCTGTACCGTTAGTTTTAAGATTAACTTTAGATGCAACAGGCACAGCAAAAATGTATGTGCATGAGATTATACAGGATGATAATGCGGAAGATATATTTAGTAGTGTCACGGGTGCTAGTGGTTCATCAAAAATTATACAATGGGGAAATACAAGTGGTAATGTAAAATGGGCTAACGTATATTATTCTAAGTTTGGTGCATTTACCCCCGAACAATTAATGACAAGTGATTTCGCACAAGACGCAGTACCTAGAATGGGTATTGCTATTGTAGATTTATTAAAAAATACACAAAAAATATATTTAAAAACACAGGTTTCTGATGCCAACATATTATATGGTTATGATATATCTTCTCGTATGCTAAATAGATATACTACACCTAACATACACGTTCTTATTACAGGTCTTGATTCTCCACAGTTTGAGGCATTGTCGGGTTCTAAAATTAAACAAAACTATGATGTAGAAATATATGTGACTACTAAAGGTACTAATTATGAAAACGCATACAGACAAGGGTTAAATATAATTGGTGAAATATTTGATGAATTGTATGTAAATACAGGAGTTTTAGGCACTACTGATAGCCTTATATCTTATAACGCAGAATTAGATACTAAAATGGATGACGATGAAACAGTATGTGTTCATACTCTAACATTGACTTATATGCGTTTAATAGATATGAGGCATAGATAATATTGATAAGAGACTCGGTTCGTTCTACACACACATAGAGGTAATAATATGGCGACAGAGTTTTTAAATAGGTATATTTCAATAGAAAAAGAGACTACATACGGGTCAGAACCTTCCGGTACACAAACATTTGGTGAAATTGATGATGAATCTATTTCCATGAACTTTGAAATGCTAGGCAGGTCTGATATAAGTAGGCAACAATCAAGCAAAATGGTAACAGGAACGGAATATTCCGAAGGCGGTATAAACATGGCCGTACAAGTAGATGATTTCTTAGGAATGCTACTACACGGTATTTTACCGGATGATACAGTATCGGGTAGCGGTGCTACTTCAAAACATGGATTAGAACAAGCATTTTTTGGTCTTAACAAAAGAACAAGTGCTACAGCATTAGCAAACAAAGGTGTATTTTCTGCAAGTACGGCTTACGCTATTGGTGAATACGTTATTTATAGTGATGAATTATACAGATTTATCGCAACTCATTCCGCCGGTGCTTGGGATGCAGCAGACGCATACAAAATTATCTATCCTTCTTTTACCTTAAGAGTAGGTAGAGAAGCAAAAGAACACACATACACAGGTATGATGGTTAATAGTATGTCTTTAACTGCTAACGTAGGGGAATACGTTATGGCTAGTTTTGATTTCGTAGGAAAATCAGAATCCGCTACATCTGCACTACAAACAAGTACTGTTTTGTTTGATGGTGTTGCTTTAGATGCACTTCATTTTGCTAACGGTACAGTAAAGTTTGACAACGGTACAGACGGATTAGGTTCAGCAACAGCAAAGGTTAAAGGGGTAAATCTAAGTATTTCTATGAATAGAGATACAGATAACTCATACGGTCTAGGTAGCAGTACTTACAGACACGCACCTGCTTCACAACAAATGGAGATTACAGGTAGTATTGACTTTAACGAAGTTGTTTACACAGCAGCAGCAGAAGAACCTACCTATGATACTTTAATTGCAGAAGGTGGTTTATCCTTTGAGGACCCAGTATTCGGCGGTAACTCTGTTATGCAGTTAGCCTTTACTGATGACGAATCAACACCTTCTAATCTTACAATTAATCTATACCACTTAAGATTTGAAGCCCCTACTGCTAACATAAGTGGTAGAGATACAAACACAATGTCTGTAAACTTTACAGCATTAGTAAATCCACTACTAGGAAAAGCAATTGACATTAGCATAGCAGGTACAGGCTTAGATGACGGTAGCGGTGCGCCATCAGCATACTGAGGTGAATAAGTATGGCTAACAATGGTGGTACAGTAATCGCAGACAAAACCAAACTAAAGGTAAATGCTTTTACGGGAACAGCAGCAGAAGTACAAACAGCATTTAGGGCTGCAATAGCCAACGATGACGTAGTAATTTCTTGTGATGTTTCAAGAAAGAAAGATAGTAATTTTATTACATTGACCGTAGTATGGATTGATGTAGCATAAACATAAGGTGAGTAAAATGGAAACATACGAAGATAAAGAAGGGAACATTTGGTCTAAAGAAATAAAAGATGGTAGATTAGTTGAAAAACTTATTGAAAGAAAGAAGAAAGCAGCACCAAAGAAAAAGGCTGCTAAGAAATCTAAAAAAGAGTAAGGTGTGAAAATGAGAGTACTTGTAGCAACAAATGATATAGAAGTATTAGCAGCAGCACTAGGACAACATTCTGCCGAAGATGTGTTTTGGTGGGCTAACGAAGCAGATAGAAAAGCAGGTTATCGTCTTGGTTTACTAAAAGGACATATAGTAGCAAACACTACTTTGTCAAGAGAAGAAGCAATTGATTTAGGATGGGATAAAGTAATGAAAGCATTACCCCGTTCTTTTACGCCAAAAGTAGATGAAGAAGAATGAATGATAGGAATACCTTCATAAACACTTTAGGTGTTTGGGAAATTAAAGAGGATGGAACAATCCGTCTGATAAGCGAGGCGGAACAGCCAAAAGAAAAAAGAAGGAGTGATAGAAATGCCGGTACTAAAAAAAGAAATAGAATTAAATGATGGAACAAGAATATGGGTCAAACAAGCATCCGGTATGGCGAAACTCAAAATTACTAATTTACAAGCACAAGCATTTAGAAAAATGCGTCATGCGGGTGAACCTAGCGAATGGACTGATGAACAGAATGAAGATTTTGCGGCTATGCTTGATGACATGGGTGCAGGAATGACAGACCAAATAGAATCATGGATTCCAAATTGCATCTTAGATGAAAATATAGACTTAGACGACTTAACTTTTGAAGAGTTAAATGAAATACTACAGTTTGTTCGTGGTGATGTAGACGAGGGCGCAGTCCCTTTATAGATTTTATTAGAGTAGCCCCCTCTCTATGTATGGCTTACAAGGGGGTTTTACCTTCGGACCTATGGGATAGGTATGATTGCGAAGGTGGGTCTTATAAAATGCAATTAGATATGATAGTAGCGGCAGAAATAAGCGATAAAATATCCGAAGCAACTAGGGATGCTAAGACTGATGCTAAAGGTGCAGTAGCCCGTAGAAATCAAAGAAGAGAGCAACGAAAATACTTATCAGACGGTGGTGATGTACTACAAGCGATTAAGGATAGCGGAATGCCTATAAAGGGTAAGAGTGGAGATAGTACAGCATGATAGATGGTTTATTTTTAGGGTATTTTACAAGTTTTATACCTATTGTATGTGCCGTGACTTTACTTGTTCTAAGAGCCGGTGCATCTAGGGTTTTCTTCGATGTTGTAGGTACGTTCCAAGCAAACAGATTAATTAAAGACGCTAAGACCGCAAGCGTAGTCTTTCAATCTCTTATGCTTGATGCTATTAGTGGTGTACAAGAGGCAGGTCAAGCCATAGGCGACCAGTTTGCCGGTATGATGAATAGCATGACACCTATTGCTAGAGAGATAGAAACAGCAAGAATAGAATTAGAAAAGTTTCTTAATGTGACAGAAGATACAGCAAAAGTACAAAAAGAAATACAGTCAATAGGTTTAGATTTCGGATTTTCAGCCGACCAAACATTCCAAGCAGCAGCAAGGATGGCCCAATTAACAGGTGTTTTAGGCGCAGGTAGTATGGGTGTAGGTACAGAAGTAGGTATGCAATTCGGTATGATAAGTAACATGGAAACCGAAGCGGCTATGCAACGTATGATTAACTTACAACAACAGACTAAGTTTATGACTAACGGTATAGAAGAAAACGCTTCTGAACAAGAAAGAATAAATGGGATTAGAGAAAACTCTATTAGAATACTAGACCAATTAAACACAATCGAAAACAGGTCTGCTTCTACAATGGAACAGATTACTTATGTTATGAATCAATTCGCATCACAGGCTCACATTACAGGAGAAAGTATAGCGGCTATGGCGGCGCAGTCTGCTGTCCTTATTGAAGCCGGTGAAGAACAAGGTAAGGGTGGTAGAGCCTTGCGTATGATATACGCTAGGTTAGGTGCTAATACAAATGGTGCGGCAGACGCATTCCACGCATTAGGTATTGCTACACATGACGAAAATGATAACTTAAGAAGTCTTTCAAAAATAATGATGGATTTAAATAAAATATATCCCGAATTAGAGGACCACGAAAAAACTACTTTAGCCCAAAAAGTAGCAGGTAATAGACATTATACTAGATTCTTAAAGTTAAGCGAAAACTATAACAGGGCTTTAGAGTTAGAGTTTGAAGCGACTATGAGATTATCTCCTGCTTTAGAGGAAATAAACAGAAGGAGAGAAACAGATTTATTCCAATTGGAACAGGCAGAAGCAAGACTTAAAAATATGTCCGGTGCTATTGGTAATTCACTAATACCTGCTTTAACAACAGCAACAGATAGACAGGCTGATTTAAATGCCGAGATTGCTATGTTTTTAGGTGATGAAGGTATAGGTGATGTAATAGGTAGGTTTGCTTCCTTCGGTCAAATATTACAAAGTGGTATAAGCCCTATGTTTAATACTATAATTAATTTACAAATGCTTACTGTTGCTATGGGAACATATCAATCTGTTGTAAGGGCTTTATCAGGTGAAGAATTAATTAACCAAGATGCTTACGGTAATAAATCCGATGCTTACCAAAGAGGCACAGCACAGATGATGCACTATGAAGCAGGTGTCCAAGATATTACAGATGCTTTAACAATGCAAACGCTAGAGTTAGAAAGACTTACAGACGCAGAAGTAAATAACATGAGTAAAACACTAGAAGAAACTTTTGCCTTAAAAGGACAATTAGATGGGAGAAAGCAAAATGTTCTAGCAATACAAGCAGAAATAGATGAATACCAAAAATTAAATCCCACTATACAAAATAGAATTGACTTAATACAAAAACAAGATGCAATTGAGGAATTAAAAAGAAAGAAACTTGAAAGCACAAAAGCATTTGATGACAAAATAGAAGATGTAAGAACAAATAAAAAATTAACAAACAAGAAAAAAGTAATTAGTGCGCTTGAAAAAGAAAGAAACATTGAACAACAAAAATTAGATATACAAATTAGAGAACAACAAACAATGGACACCGCAGATATAGATACCCTAAAATTAGAAAGTGTGCTTTTAAATATGGAAATAAAAGATAGAGAAAGACTAATTGCTACAATAGACGAAGAATCAAGAGCAATATATAATCTAGGCATAACTGATACAAATAAACACACAATAGACCAAACTACTATACAATTATTAGAACAAATGGGAATATCTTACGATGAATTAACAGGTAAATTATC